ATATCCACCACCACTTGATATCATTCTAATATCTGTTATGTCTCCACTACCAGTAGAGTTTTCTTGAACTATTTTATTACCTTTATGTAATCCATCGTCTTGTGTTTCATCTTCTAATACAACATGGTCATTATCTTCCATATTGTAAGGAACATTTGGTTGTGAATCTTGATTTAAGATAAAGAAAGTATCTGAAACTTCGTTATCATCTTCTTCACTTACTAAATGTCCCACTTCATTCTCTAATTCAAATCTAATTTCTGTTTCAACTTCTTGTGAAGCAGAATCTAAAAGTTTACATGGTTTTCCATCGGTACCAAATCCAACAGCGTCTTCTAATATTATATCACCAGAACCTGAACCTGTAACTGTTTCATCTTCTAACTCTACATGAATAGCAACACTTCCTGTTTCTGGTGCAAACCCACCATTTACAACAGCAACTTTTGCTTGGGCTGTTCCTGAACTAAATGTTAATACATCTCCTTCTTGATAACCTGTACCGGCTGCATCAACAATAACCTCGTCAACTCCTGCACCACTTATATCTAGAACTTGAATACGAGCACCTGCACCAGCACCACCTGATACTGTTGCCTCATCACCAACTGTTAATGTTGCACCGGCATTTGTTATTGTTGTTGATGATACTGCTTGACTTACTGTAAGTTTTACAATCTCGTTAGGGTCATTAAAATTAGCACCTTCAATTACTTCACCATTTACAAAAGTACCAACAGTAGTTTCATCATTAATTTCAATCTCAATAATCTCAACAACACCTTCTCTAAACTTAGTAATATTTTCAACAATTGCTGTTGCTTCGTTTATGCTATCGTTAGAAGGACTATTTGTTTGTTTTATTTCTTGACCAATTAAAAATATTGGATTGTTAAGTGCTTGTGCCTCTGTTTGTGTACAACGAAGAAATGTTTGTGTAGCAAACTTACCATCAGATACTCGTAACATATCTTCATTAGGTTTATATACCTCTGATGGTTCATTAAATAGCATTCTGAAAAATGCTTTGTGAGCCTTATCAGTTCCTTTTGCACGATATAATGATTTAATATTTTTAATTAATTTTCTTGTATTTAAACTAGAGTGTGTATCTTTTGGAATAGTTTTAAGAAACTCTTCCTTCATTTGAGATAAGAAATCTTCTATTGTATGGTCTGGGTCAGAATAGTTTAAAAGTTGTTGAATGTTCTCAACAGGATTTGCACGATATTTACCTACAATTGCTGTAGCGCCAGATGTTGCACCAGTTACAGTTTCACCTGTAATAAAAGCATTGTTTGATGTAATAGTGTATCGTGAATTAGCAAAATCTTCAGCAAGAATAGTTGCTGTAGCACCAGAAGTTGAACCAGTTATTACTTCACTCTTTTGTAGTGTACCAGAAAAAGAAAGTTGTTCGTCTACAAGTTTATCACCTGCATCTAAACCAAAAGAACTTGTTCTATCTAATAAGACAAAATTATTAGTTGCACCTTCGCCTTCTAAAAGTATATTGTCTACTGAAGTAAAAGATGATAATTGTATTTCTGCTGATTCTAGAAAAAGATAATAAGACTTTATAAACTCAGCAAATTTAGGATGTTCTTCAAGAACAAACTCTGGGAGTTGTCTTTTAACTAAGTTTGATAATTTTCTCGTATTTGTTTTTTTAAATGTTGCCATTGTTATCCATTACCATTAATATGATGAATAACTACTGGTCGTTGTATAAGAAGTTCCTGCCTGAGATGAACCACTTTCAACAGTATCAATATTACCAGTTACAGTTGAATTAGAAATGTCTATTTCTAAAACTTGATTACGAACTGGAACAATGTCATTCGAATTAGGAAGACCAAAAATTCTTATTCTTGTACTAGCTGCACCATCAATATTTGAAATACTTGTTATGTGTGCTGATGTTAAAATTATTTCACCAGTTGCATAATCAACAGTACCAAAACTTGTACTTGTATAAATTCTTGTCGTGCCACTAAAATAGTAAACTCTAATATTTCCAGCACCATCATCATCTAAGAAATGTTCGTTAGCTGAATCATCATTATTAATTTTAAAACCTGTTGATGATATAACACCACCACCTGTCATATTGTGACCTGAATGAGGATTGTAAAATGCGTTGTTAAATGAAAGTGTATATTTTAAGGATTCATTTAAAGTTGGTGTAACAAATTTATATAATTTAAGATTTGTAATATTACTTAAAATAGATGTGTCAGCATTATTAATATCTTCTAATAATTGTGAGTGTCTAAAAATACCAGTAAAGTCTTGTAACTCATTTTCATTGTAATTTGAAATTGCTGTTAATACATTTGTTTTAAGTGTACTTACATCTTTTGTTGTTGCACCAGTATCGTATTTAAAATTTGTGTCGAGTATAAGAAAGGTTACTTCTGGGTCAATAATTACTGGTCTTATAGAAGCAACAGCATATTTTTTAAGACTTGTAACAATACTTGCCTTTGTTGTTTCTGTTAAAGTTGAACTTGATTTTGCTTTAATTGATATATAAACTTTACCATAATCTGGTATAGCTGCATCTTCACCACCATATACTTGTACGGCCTGAGCATTTGCATATAAAGTTTTAACTAGAACTTTGTAATCGTCTGCTGTTACAGCACGGTCTTGAGCTGTATAATCTCTTGGTGCATTGTATTTAATAGATTGAATTGATTCAGGAAGAGCACCTCCTCCAGCGTCACTAACAGTTGTTACAGTTGCATTTGAAAATCCGCCAATTGTACCATTTAATGTAAATGTTGAAGCAGCATTTGCCTCTGCTCTATTTGTATTAATATAATCTAAGATAATTATATTACCATCAGCAACAGCCTTGCCTAAAACATCATCGCCAAAACTAACTTCGTATCTTCCATTTTCGACTTCTTGTAAAAAATAAACTTTAGATGTTGAATCTAATTCTGTAATACCAGTTGCTAATGTGTAAGTATTTGTTGTAGAGTCTGAAATTGATTCTTGAACTTTAACAGTTAATGTATTTGTATCAACAAAATCATTTGGTACAATAAATCGTTGGTCGATATCAGATGTGTTTACTGTGTATTTAAAATTTAAATATGTTCCTTCAAAAATATCTACATTACTAAACTTATAAACTCCGTCAACAGGTGTAATACTTAAATCAGCATTGTTTACAAAATTATATCCTGTGCCATCAACAGTTGTTGAGAATTGTGTTCCTCTTTCCATAGTAAGTGAAGAACCAACAGCATTAGTAACTGTTACATCAACTGTAGCTTGTGAAGCTGTAGAACTTATCGGAGTATATCCAACTTGTTTTGCTTTTGATACAACACTTGCCCTCAAGTCAGCACTATCTAAAAACATTTCATTTGCTAACATATTAGCATTGAATCCAACATAGTGTGTATTGTACGCAAGAATATCTAAAAGAACTGCCATACCAGAACCTTCGAAGTCATAATCTCTAAACTCGTCTTGTTGTGATAAAAAGTTTTTTAGATTTGCTTTGATGCCGTCAAAATCTAATTCTGATATTTCTAATTTAGTTGCCATATTTTTATCTTAATCTTTCTAAAAATGATTCCATTTCAACTCTCTCTGGAGTGTTGACTACGAAAAAAGATATTGAAGCTCTATATCCATTTCTTTCTGGAGAAGGTTGTACGTTTATTTGAACCAATCTTATTCTTGGTTCAAAGTTCTTTAATAATAAATGAATCTGTTTTGAAATTGCATGAGTCATTTGTGGAGTGATATTTTCAAATAACATCGCTCTTAAATTAGAACCAATCTCAGGATGAAATGGTCTCTCATAGTGATTAGTATTAATCAAATTTCTAACACTTCTTTTAACCGCTTCAACGTCTGTAAGAGTTTGAATATCTTTTGTTGCAACGTTTGCTTGAAAATCTAAATCTAAATCACGATAGATTTTAGCACTTCTTTTACTTTCGTTAGTTGTTGTTGCGTCATATCTTGACATTTAGCAATCTCTCCTATGCTATATTTATACCGTTATCCGCCAGCAAATACATTACTTGACCCAGCAGCTACAGATGTACAACCACTTATTGCATCACCTATTCTTCCACAACCTCTACCATTTACTCTAACAGTAAATG